ACATTGAGTTACTTTATCTAAAGCAGCTACAACGTCTATAACGCCAGCTCTAGAATTAGCAATTAATTTGCAAATTTGTTCTAGCACAATTTCTTCGTTTGTAGCATTTGTTGTTAAAGTTGCTACCGCTACCGCATCACCATCTTCAGTTGTTGCTGTTTGGCTAGCTGCTTTAAAAGTTAAAGCAACCGCTTGGTCAGCTACATCTACAGATAATAATCCACTTGCTGGAAACAAACTACTTTCTGTAGTGCTTGCTGTATCTTCGAAGAATAAATATTTTTCTTTTGCCATTTTATTTAAATTTTAAGGATTATTAATTAGCTGCTGGTGTAATTGAAGTCACGCCAGTGATTTCAGAAGTAGCATATTTATTATCAACTGCATCAGCTAATTTTAAAAATGCACCAGCATTATAATTAGCAAACACTTCGCCTATAGCAATCATAGCTTTTTTACCATTATCGCCAGCTCCATAT